CCAGTAAATAGTATACCAAGACTGGCAATGTTTCTTGCTATGATTCGTCCGGGTAAAAAGCATTTGATAGGATTATCTTGGAGTGAGGTCAGTAAAACTATATGGGACAAAGATGAAGGTACATATAGTTTTAAGAAAAGCCATGCTGTGGCTTATGCACACTTGGTAGTAGTACACATGAACTTATTAACCGATGAACTTAGAACTAGTTAAAGAAAACGATAAAACATTAAGGACTGTAGCAGAGCCTTGGGATTTTACAGTAGACGGAGATCCTAATGATCTTGTAAGGAACATGGCTAAAACCATGATGGAGAACAACGGTATAGGTCTAGCGGGTCCTCAAGTAGGAGTCATGAAGCGCATATTTGTCATGGGAAACCAAGATAAACTTTTTGCTTGCATCAATCCTGAGATACTAGATGCTAGTGGAAATGTTTTGGATCAAGAGGGCTGTTTAAGCTTCCCCGATCTATGGTTGAATGTGCGTAGAGCAGAGACTATTAAAGTCAGATATCAGAATGCTATGGGTGAAACGATAGAAACTGAGTTTACAGGGCTTATGGCACGTGTCTATCAGCATGAGCGTGACCACTTAGATGGTGTTTGTTTTGATACAAGAGTTGCGAAATTGAGCCTAGAGTTGGCTAAAAATCGCAGGAGAAAGCGTTCAAGGAAGTCTTTTAACTAGTGTTATACTACGGCGCTTGCTGCGGCGCTTATTGAGTTCGTTCAAACTGACTATAGGGCCATGCAATATAGTCAGGTTTTTATTATTAAATGTTCTAAGATAGGGCTTGAATGGATTCCAATCTTCCTTTAAAAAGATGTTGATGGGTATTTGACGGTTGCTTTCCCACCACCAAGTCTCCCCTAGTTCTAGGAATAACTGTTTGGCCTTAGCGTCTACTATAGAACCATAGTCATATATGCTTGTGCATTGATCGTCACGATTTTGTACTATGCCTACATAATCTTGGCTGGCGAAACTGACCACCGTTATGAACGGATGATTGTCGCTAAGTTTCTTGAAAAAGTCTTTTGAAATCGTCATTGAAAGTTATTTATATTTGGGTTACCATAAAAATATTTTAATTTTATGCGACTAAATACATTGAGGAGCGATGATCTGTGACTGTAAACACTGTTAGATATTCAACACCGGCTTTTATTTTTACACAGCGCCAGATTGTCGTCCTATTATCAGGAAACAGTCCGAGGGCCTTTATGCCAGTATATGCTAAAACAATGAATCTACACAAAGGTGTAGATAACAAACTACAGTTTCAGTTCTTAAATCAAGAGCAAAAACCAGTCGATATCACAGGCAAAGAGATCACTTGCCGTATAATCAACTATGATGGTACTGAAGTATTGATCAAGAAAGCATTGACATTAGAATTACCATTGACTGGAATAGCATATTTGCAATTAAATGCAGCAGAGATAGAAGATATTCCTGCACAGATGTGTCATTATAGCTTAGAGATACCTGTAGGACAGTTTGGATATCCTGTGTTCGTAGACCCAGCAGCTGGTGCCCGTGGTCAGATAAACGTAGTAGATAGCGTGTTACCAAGCTTTGTGCCTAGCGAGATGGTCACTATCCCTACAGGTCAGCCATTCCCTAACTTAGATATCAACAATAGCATAGATAACGCTTTACCAAATGCCAATACGTACTATAGTTCAGTCATCAATACTAATGACAATCCTGTGTTGACCATACAGGCACACTTATTTGAGTATAATGGGGAAGTTAGTATTGAAGGTACATTCAGTAGTTCATTGACAGATTGGTATCCTATTAGAACAGAAGAATATCTTGAGACTACAGAGACTGTTGGGTATACGATACATGGCTTCCACCCATTCGTCAGAATGGTATTCACAAGTAATACTGGGGCAGTAAGCAATATTTTGGCAAGATAACTATCCAATAGTATTTGTTTCTGCGCAACACTATGTTATAATTACAAAGTGTTTGATATACTACAAATAGTCCCCGGCAAGAAAAAATTAACACAAAGCGGATGGCACAGTTTCAATGCCATATGCTGCCACAATCGCGGACATAAAGCTGATCGTAGAGGTCGCGGTGGTATCAAATTCAGTTCAGCCGATAACTGGAGCTATCATTGTTTCAACTGTGGATTCAAGGCAGGATTCACGTTGGGCAAATCATTGACCAAGAACACTAAGCAATTGATGGCATATTGCGGTGTCGATAAAGAGCAAGTTGACAAATGGAGCTTTGAAAGCTTACAACATAAAGACTTGCTAGACTTTGTTAAGGTCAAGCGTGAAAAGAAAAAGATCAAGTTCAAAGAAATGCCACTGCCTAAAGCAGAACTTGTCGATGTCAATAATCCAGATCATAAAGTCTATGTAGATTATCTACATAAAAGAAAAATATCTGTAAGTGATTATCCCTTTATGTGTACACCTGATGAAGATGGCAGGCAAGCTAATCGTATCATCATACCTTTCACATATGAAAATAAGATAGTAGGACACACTAGCAGATACTTAGATGATCGCAAACCTAAATTCATCAGCGAACAACAAGGTGGATATCTGTTTGGTTATGATCTACAAAAGCCTGAGCATCAAGTATGCATAGTGGTTGAAGGTATATTTGACGCATTGAGCATAAATGGTTGTGCGTTGACTACTAATGCTATCAGCGATGAGCAGGCTGAGATACTTAAAAGCCTAAACAGAAAAATCATAGTAGTACCTGATCAAGATAAAAGCGGTATGGATGTGATCAACCGTGCATTAGATTTGGGATTCTATGTAAGCATGCCTGAGTGGGACAACGGAATAAAAGACGTAAACGATGCAGTAGTAAAATATGGCAAACTACCTACACTACTAAGTATCTTGCAGTCTGCAACTAATAGCAAAATAAAATTAGAGATAAAGAGGAAGCAGCTTGATAAACGACTATAATATTGACGTACAAACATTATTCTTGAGGATGATGGTCACTAATGCCGAGTTATATACTCGGGTCATGAACATCATGAACAAAGAAAACTTTGATCGTAAGTTACGACCAGTTGCTGAATTTATTGTAGAGCATACCAAGAAGTATAATGTCATGCCTGATCCTATACAGATCAAGGCTACGACTAACATCACAGTCGATAGATTAGAAGAATTAGATGATGGACATTATGATTGGTTCTTAGAAGAATTCGAAGCATTCACTAAACGACAAGAACTTGAGAGGGCTATTCTTAAGAGTGCTGACCATCTTGAGAAAGGCGAATATGGGCCTGTAGAGAAACTAATCAAGGATGCAGTTCAGATTAGTCTACAAAAGGACATGGGTACAGATTACTTTGCTGATCCACGAGCAAGACTCATGGCATTGAAAAGTAATAATGGTCAGAACAGCACAGGTTGGCCTACACTTGATCAAAAGTTGTATGGTGGTTTCAATCGCGGTGAACTGCAAATCTTTGCAGGTGGATCAGGTTCTGGTAAGAGTTTGATCATGCAGAACTTAGCAGTTAATTGGGCACAAGCAGGATTGAGTGGGGTCTATGTTACACTAGAACTCAGCGAAGGTCTATGTAGTATGCGTATCGATAGTATGATGACTGACACAAGTAGCCGTGAGATTTTCAAAGACATTGACAATGTTGAGATGAAAGTCAAGATGGTCGCAAAGAAGGCTGGTCAGTTGCGTATCAAGTATATGCCGGCACAAAGCAATGTCAATGATATCAGAGCGTATGTCAAGGAACTACAGATACAAACTGGTATGAAAGTTGACTTCTTGTGTATTGACTATCTTGATTTGATCATGCCTGTCAGCGCAAAAGTCAGTCCTAGCGATCTATTCGTTAAGGATAAATATGTATCGGAAGAACTTAGAAATCTCGCAAAGGAATTAAATGTCTTATTTGTCACAGCATCACAACTTAACAGATCAGCCGTTGAAGAAATTGAGTTTGATCACAGCCATATCTCAGGTGGTATTAGTAAGATTAATACTGCGGACAATGTTTTTGGTATTTTTACTAGCAGGAGCATGCGTGAGCGCGGACTTTATCAGATTCAAATGATGAAAACTCGCAGTAGTTCAGGTGTAGGTCAAAAGATAGAACTTAAATTTGACGTAGATACTTTGCGTATAACTGATGAGGGCGAAGAAGCTCCCAAACAGCAACCTTCAGGGGTACAGTTATTGAACCAAGTACGTGCAGTCAGTACTGTGACCCCTACAGTGGATAAAGTCGATCCTATAACAGGGGAAATAGAACCGGAAAATAAGCACGTTGTAGCCGATGTACAAAGCACAAAACTCAAGAGTTTGTTGGCTTCACTTAAGAAGTAAAACATCCGTTTCCAGATAAATACTATAAGGATTTACATATATGCAAAAGCGTACCAAAAGCCTTTTAGAGGAACTGGAATCAATCGGCAATAATCGTGATATGAACCATGTCATTGAAAATCGTGCTAATAACGTGATTACCAGTGCTATCAATCTAATTGAGTTGATAAACCGTCATTATAGCTCCGATAAAGCAGAGATTTTAGAGAAAAAGCTGCTAAGTGCTATCAAAGGCCGTGACGCTAATAGATTTTCGAAGTCAATGAGGAAGAAAAATGAAGATTAATGAACTGAACATGTTTCAGAACCTTTTAGGTAAGGCTAAAGGATTTCTAGGGGGCGGTGGCTCTGCCGGTGCCGCCGGCGATGCTGGTTTAAGTAGAGAAGATCAACAAGCTCAAAAAATATTTGTCGATAGATTTGTATCTAGAGGTATCAATGCATTAAATGTTGCACTTAAACAGGGTCTAGT